TCGCCGGGGATTTGCACCTACACACAGTCGCGCGGCTGTGACGCACCAGTGACACTGGCCTACTGTTTGTCTGGCAGTTGCATCAACGCATCGATCACGGTTGACGCTTCTCCCTTCGTCAAGTCCTTTGCACTGACAAGCTCGCGCTTGACTGTGTCCGAGCAGAATACACGCAAGTCCTCCGCCACTGTCAAGCCCTTGCGTTTTGCCGTTGCAGCAAGCATCTTTTTTTGTGGTTGCGTTGCCGGACTGTTTGCTGACGCAGTTTTACGTGCGGCCTGTTCGCGTTCCACGATCGCCTCGATTTGGCGATTGTGTTCGTCTTGTGTCTCCCAGGGGTCAGGGCCGCCGACCGCAGGCACTGGTTTGCGTGGCGGGCCGGCACGGTGCAGCACTTCGTTGGCTGACGCCTGCTTTGCGAACGCACCTGGCAACAGCAGTGCGCACAGTCGACCAAGCGCCGATGTTGCGGCGTTCATCTGCTCGCTGTCGCGCGTGTACGGCGTGTCGCCAGGGTACGGCTCCCAGCAATACGCAATAGCCGGGTGCTGATCGTCAGGCGAGCGCCACGCCTGCACCTTGACCTGCAGGAACACGCGGTCGCCTAGCGTGATGATGCGCGGCTCATGCTCGACGATGCGCACGTCAGGAAACTTGTCTGCCAGCATTTTCAGTCGTGCCGGCACGTCGACGTAATCCTTTAAATCCCAACTCATGTGCTGCCCTTCAGTTGTAGTTGCTAGTGAGTGTGCCTATGGGGTGTAGTGCGGTTTGCGGTGTCATGTATGCCGGGTGCGGTATGTCCGTGCGCCAGCGTTCGGCGCGGTTGCATTCGTGCAACGGCAGCCAGCCCTGCAGCGAGCATGTGACCTGGCGGTGGCCTGTGATTGCGAGCGTGACTAGCACAAACTTTGTAGGCCAGTCGTCGTCGTGCGTTATCAGGTGACCGTCTGCGCGGTCGGTGCCGCGTACCTCCATGTCCGGTAGGTCGCGGTCTTTGCTGGTCGGCGTGTAGTCGCAACGCCACGACCAGGGCCGGTTCAGGTAGTGCGCTACCGCGTATTCAGCCAGCACGCCGATGCGGTTAATGCGTCGTAGGCGCTCGCTCGTCAGCTGTATGCCGTAGTTGCGATGCTGCCTGCCGTACAGCTCGATGCGACGCTGTGCAAGGTTTTGGCAGCCGATCAGCACCGGGTCGGTGATGTCAACGTGTACGGCGTCAGCTCGCACGTTGCCTGGCCTCCAACGTCTCTATTTTGCTACGTAATACCTCCATGATGTAGTGCTGGTGGTACAAGTAGCGCAGTGTACGCAGCACGATGCGCGCCTTGACATTGTTTGTCTCGTGGTCGTGCATGTCGCTCAGGTCAAAGATCAGCTGGTCGAAGTCCTGCCACTCTGCGTTTTTCATCGGCTGCCCACCGTCATGATGACGACGCACAATAGCAACAGGGTGCAACACAGTATCGCTACAGGTTTCATCGCAGCGCGTGCCAGTGATGCCAGCCCGGTGTTGACCCAGCCCAGCCCTCGTAGATTGCCAGGCCGACCGTCAGGTTGGTAATCGGGTCGTACAGGTCGTCGCAGTCGCCAAAACCGTAATGCTGCATCCAGCCGACAGGCCAGTTGCTGTTAGGTGTCGCCCAGGTCGGGCAGTTGATCTGCAGCAGGCCAATGCTGTCCCCAGCGTCGCCCACAGCCTGTGGGTCGCAGCCTGACTCAAGACGCATAGCCAGCGCAAGCGTGTCGAGCGCGTCAACAGGCCAACCGACGTGGTACGCAATCGCCACGTACGCCTCACAGTTGCCTGCTGCCGGCAGGGGGGTGGTGGTGGTAGGGGTCGGCGTTTTTGACGCAGCAGGCGCGTTCCTGACGCTTGTGACAGGCGCGTAAACGGTCGTTTTGACCGTTTCTGGCGGTTTTGGCGCGTCTGGCAGGTTTACGACCAACAGGCCGTACATGCCTACCATGAGCGCAGTTAGGGCTTTGCCAATAAATGTCATCGTGCTGCCTCCGATGCGTAGTGGTTACCTGCGACCTTACAGGGTCGCGCCTACGCAGTGGTGAATGCCCTGCCAAACGCCTGTTCGACCAGCAGAGGGTTTTCTGCCAGGTCGCGCGTAATCTCAATGTGCAGCCAGTCGCCGCCTGGTGCGCCATGCACGGTCGGCGTGTTGTATTTGCGCCACGCCTCGAATGCGTGCGGTTTCGGTACGCCTGTGCCTACCCGGTCGCAGCGCCAGCCGCGACCGTAGTACGCCGACGCCTTCGCATCAGGCCAATAGTCGATCACGAGCTGTATGCCGAGCTGCTGCCAGTTGTCGAGCGCGGCCTGCAGGAACTTGATTGCCTTCGTGCGACCGTCGCTGACGCCTTTGCCGTTCGACTTCATGTAACGCCAGGACAAATCCATTGCGACGCCGCGCGCGTGGTTGCTGATCGTGCCTGACTGCCCGCGCACGTCGCGCATGACCCAGGTGCCGTTGTTCCACAGTGCGCCGCCTGAGTACGCGCTGGCGCATTCAGCCCACCGGGTCGTGCCTGGCAGACCGTGTTTGACGACAGGGTACGTCGTGACGACGTACGGCCTACTTTGCTGGTTTGTCATCTTTGGAGACGAACAGGCACGCAGTCGATTTGTTGCCAAACCGCGTGCTAAGCAGCGCCAGCAGACCCGACACGACCGGGATGCCCAGGGCAATTAGTTGCATGTCCAGGTCGTATTTGTACGCGACGTACGTGACCAGGCCGATGATTGCGCCCTTTAGCGTCTGATCTGCAGTTTGCAGTTTCGCGTTATTGTCCATTGTCAGGTGCCTCAAATGTTGTGCCGTTCCAAAGGTAGCCGATGCAAACCGTCAACGGTTCGGGGCCGAGATCGTGCCATTCTCCTTCGAGGTTCGCCTGCACCCATTCATCGTCTGCGACGATGATTGCGGTCACGGTGTCGCCGCTCATTTGTGCTACATAGTTTTTGCTCATACCTTGAACCTCACATAGACAACGCCGTTAGAACCAGCACCACCATTTCCGGTGTCGTTTTTTGCGCGACCACCGCCGCCTTTACCGTTTGTGCCTGCCACCGCACCAGAAGCCGCACCGCCTTCACCGAATGTGACCGTTGAACCCGTAAACCCTGTGCTCAAACCTGCGCCGACAGTTGTGCCTGACGCATTGCCACCTGCACCACCGCCTGCGCCCGATGCACCCTCTGCCTGACTGTTGCCACCGTTGCCGCCTTGGAAGCCGACCCCACCGCTACTCCCCGAAATGCTGTTGCCCGCACCGCCACCGCAACTACCATTTATTCCTACATTTCCACGACTTGAACCGCCACCGCCACCGCCTGCCGTAATGTAAGTGCCTATTGCAGACTTTGTACCTAAGCCGCCATCAAGACCGCCTGCGCCTCCTGCTCCGATCGTCACCGACTCGTTCGTAGTCAAATAAATCGTGGTGTTGATAATCGCACCACCGCCACCGCCACCGCCAGCGTGTGCGTTGTTTACGCTACCGCCACCGCCACCGCCCGCACCAACAACAAGAACATCAAATAGTCCAGCCGTCGTCACCGTCAAAGTGCCTGACGACGTGAAGGTGAGAAGCGTGTAGTTCTGGCCGCCGACCGTGATGCTTGACGATGTGCCGCCTGTTGCTACGCCGTACCCTATGCCACCGTAGGGAAAAAACAGGAAGGTTGACCCAGACAACGCAATCAAGGTGCCTCCTCCGTATTGGGCCAGCGCAAGTGAACCGGATGTATTTATTGTTACGCCTGCGCCTGCGGTCACTGTGCAGGTGCCTGCGCCTTTGTTCAGGATTTGTACGACCTGCGACGCGGTAAACACGCTGTCAGGTACGGTCACCGTTGTTGCCGTTGCTTTGTTCATGATGACGCGCTCGCCGGCATCACCTGCTACCAACGTGTAGCTGTCGGTTTTGTCGTTGATCGTCAGTTCGGTCAACGAGTTCATTTGCGCAGCGGTAAGGACTGCGCCCGCTACGAATGGGTACGGTACGGTCATAGCTCTACCTTAGCCCAAAACATTGTCGGCATCCATGACACCGTACACAGGGTCGTCAAGTATCAGGTCGTAAATAATCGTTGTGGGCGCAGTGTAAAACGTGACCGTGTGACCGCGGTTGAATTCAATGACGGCCTGTATGCCCTCTACGCTCAGCTCGTTGTCAAGCTCGCTGCCTAGCCCTGGTATTTGCTTGGTAATGCTGATCGTGTCGCCAATGTCAATGGTCGCGACCGCCGTGCGTTGCGCGTCTGTCAGGCTGCCGAAGTACGTCGTTACCGACGTGTAGCGCGGCTCAGGGTCAGGCTCAAGCAGGTAGGCCGCCAGGTCGTTGATCTCTGACTGCTCGTGCAGCAAACTGTCCGTGATCGTCACGGACTGCGTGAAGTATTGCGCGATGCTTGCCGCGTCGCTGTCGGTTGCGTTGTTGCCGTCTAGCCCCTCGACGTATGCGCGGTTTACTACGTTGTCGGCGTCAAACTCGACCTGCAAATCCTCGTATTTCGCGCCTGTGCCGTCGTCGGTAAAACTGACGACCGGGCTGCTAGGCGTGCTGCCGATGCGCTCTTGGAACGTGATCGTGCCGTCACGCGCCACGAACAGCCGGCCCTGCTCAGCCTGGTTGATCTGCTGCAGGTACTGCAGCGTGTTTGTGCCTTGCGCGACCGTGTAGGCGGCTGCGTGGCCCAGGTTGACGGTGCCTGTTGCGATGCTGCTCGTGCCGGTGTAGTCAACCTCTGGCAGTGCCAAGACCGTGTTGATGCGCGCGCCTGACGTTTGCGCTGTCACGTTCAGCTCGTCGAGCTGCGTCTGTGCAAGCTTGTAGAACTCGTCTGCGCATTGCACGTTGACAAGGTTCGGCCCTGCCATTTGGAACATGTAGTAGTACGACGTGACGATGCCGACGAACAGGAATTCGCCGTCGCGCGACAGGCGTATGCCGCGCATTGGGGCAAGCCCTGGCTGCGCGTTTACTGGGTCGTAGTAGGGGCTGCTCGTGTCGTACGGCCCAAGTATGCCTGTTTCGTCGCGCATCGTAAACTGCATGACGCCAGCGCCGAATTGGAAGTCGGTTTTTTCGCGCCCACGTTTGTAGACGACGTTGGTCACAAATTCTGTTATGTCGGCGTAGGTGTTGCCTGTGCCGCCTAAGGTGTATTCGCTGCTGTCAAGCACGCCTTTTGTGGCGTCGTTAAGCGTAAACGCGCCATGCTCAAAGCCTGTGTCAAGCTCAAGCAGGTAGCTGCCTGACTGTACGACTGACGCAGCCATTACGCAATCTCTAGCTGCAACGGCCCTGATCGTCGGGTGTAGGTGGTGAGCGCGTCAACGATCTTGTCGGCAAGCGTCGCCTCAGCAATGGCGGCGTTGACAATGACGGTCACGCCGCCTGTCATGCCGTCAAGCAGCATTTCGTTGCCTGGCGCCGCGCCGATGCCACCGCCGCCACCGCCGCTAAATCCTTCGTCAATCGGCAGTATGCCGACCATGCCCTCACCTAACCCGATGCCTGCACCGCCGCCTGCACGACTGCCGCCGCCACCGCCGCCCTTTACAGGTGGCACGACGGCTAGCGGTACGTCAGGCACGACGGGCCGCATCAGCGCACGCTCGAGCAGGTCAGGCCCAGCTGTCACGCCGCCGCCTGCAGCACCTGGCTTACTTGACTCAAACGCCTGACCGAATGGCGTCGTGGAAAAACGTGGCAGTTTCGCGGGGTCTAACATGTCGAACGGATTGCCTGGTAGCAGCGCGTTGAATGCTTTGTTGATCATGTTGACGGCGGTGACTGCGCTGTTCGCCAATAGCTCTAACCCGCTTATGCCGATGTTGACAAACTCTGCAATACGACCTGCTAAGTCCTTCCACAATCCGTCTTTGCGCAAACCCTCAAATGAGATTGCAACGGATGCGATGGCGACTGAGAACAGTGCCGCTTTTGATGCGGTAGACGCGAACGATGCGCCTAGTCCAATGTTGCTGGCTGTCAATGCCTTTGTTGCCAAGTCGACGACGACCATTGTTGCGGCGTACACCTTCATTGCAGCATTTAGCGCCAAGATTGCGGCTGACAATGAGCCGATGACGACTAGCAACGTCGTAATCAGGCCCGTGTTGTTTTGCACGAACAGTGCCAGCTGCTGCAGCTTAGGCAGCAAACGCTCAAGTATCGGCAAGAATGCTGCGCCGATTGACTCCTTTGTTTCGCTAATCGTGATTGACAGGCGCTTTATTTGACCTTCGGCGCTGTTGGCTGCAATCGTTGCGGCGCCGCCCATCGACGACGACAGGATTTGCATCACCTCGTCGAGTGACGCACCTTCCTTGATCGTCTCACGTACTGCCGGCACAAGGTTGCCGAGCGCCTTCGTGTTGCCGACAGCGGCCTTGCTCATTGCGTCGGTGACGGTCGCTAGGTCTGTGCCGGTCGCAGCCGACACGTCAAGCGCAGTATTCAGCAACTCTTGGCTGTATTCAAGGTGCCCGGTTGTTTGCACGAGCTGCGCCAACGCGGGCCGTAGCTCATCGTCGGCTACGGCTGCGCTCATCATTGTCTTTTCAATGAACGCTTCTGCAGCTGTGACGGCTGCCTTGCCTTGCAGCGTGTTCTGCTCGATTGCCTGCGCCAACAGCAGCTGCGCCTTCTGATCTTCGACTGCCGCCTTCGTCATGTCGGTGATGGCGACCGCAACACCTGCTAGCGCGGCAGCTGCAGGTACGGCTGCCTTCTTTAGCGCAAACTGCGCCTTTTCGCCTGCGCCCTCAAGCTGCTGGAATTCTTTTACGGCGCGCGACAAGCCTTTGCCGTCAAACTCTGAGACAATAGGTATGACGACAGCCATTAGATCTCCCTGCTTACTTGCCGCATAAGGTCGTCAATCAGGTCTTGTATGCGTTTGCTGACCTCCTCCTGGTTCGCCAGGTATGCGGGCCACAGCACGCGCGACGCCTTGCCTTTGCGTGCCTCGATGCCGCGTATCATGTTCGCGCCTGCGCGCGTCGACCCGCGCGACGTGCGCCCAGCAAGGTCGTAGATCGTATTTATTGCGCCCGCCCAGGCAACGCTGAACACCGCGAGGTTGCTCATCATGCCGTTGTATTCGCGCGGCTTCTTGCCGCTCACCTTTGCCTTGAGGTAGTCGTCAGCCACTGCGCTTTCCCAAGGCAGCAGCTGCCGGCCCGATTTTGTAGTCCACGACCTGTTCCAGCCTGAGATTGGCGCGCCTAGCGGTATGCGTTGCTTTGCC